TTATCAAGCATTTCAAACTCTTCTTGCAGCCTATGTAGTTTTCTGTGTCTTCTAGCATATGCAATAACCTCACCACGATCGTTCTCAAACCCTATCTTAGCATTATAATAATCTGCTAACATAAACATATTCCTATTAAACTCATCTTGACTATGCGGTCTACCTATATAAGATGCTACAATCATGTCATCCGGTCTAGATATATTATTTACTCTTTTAAGTACATATGCTGCACCTAAAGATGATGAGTCTGCAGATTTGTTTTGACCATAAGGGTCATGACATATAATATACAGATTTGCAGGGACTTGCTGCTGTGCATTTTTAAATGGTGACTCGTATATCATAATCGCTCCATCTAAATTATCCTCTTTTCTGTGTGGGTATCTTATTATAGGCTTTGCATCACCATCTAGCTTAAACTCTACCTTGTTGCCTTTTCCATAGTACAACCTTCCTGCGGTTCCCACTCTATCTAGCTTGTTTACTTTTACATTATTGTAATGTGCTTGCAAAGATGCAATATCAAAAAGGTTTGCAGATATTTGCAGTGTAGCCTCTCTAGGATTCATAGGATGCTCTGCAATATACTGGTCAAGTGCTTTTGGATCACTTGTTCCTTTCTTTTTTATTCTATTTGCCTCTTCAAATTCTATTGCACTGTCTTTCAATGAGTTACCATCGCTGTCAATAAACCCTTCTAAGTTTTCATAGATAGGTACAAAGTGTCCACACATAGTTCCTTGTGCACCAGCGTCCCATTCGTTACTAAACTCTAAACAATCGTAAGATGCAGGGTTATAAAACAACTCTTCCATACCTTCAAAGTCTGCACCTTCTGTACCACCTGTACCAAACGCTATCATTGTACCTAATGTATTTGCACCTTGCCGCATTGTAGGCATTGCAACCTCCCATGCTTTTAATAATCCAGGAAATGCACCAGCTTCTTCAAAGAAAATAAGTTCACCTGCTTTACCACGTACTTTATCAGGATTATCTTTTAGAGACACTCCTAATATTTGAGATTTCATACCAAGTTCTACGTCTGCACCATTTACATTCTTTTTGTAGCCAGACATCTTGTTCATCTCTCTATCTTTTAACCTAGGCTGTGTCCATGCTGTGTTGTCATCTACAAATGAAAGTATTTCCCAAGTCTTAGATAGCAGCCCGTCACCTATTATGTATTCTTTCTGTCCTGCAAATACATAGTTCTTACTATTACGCACAAAAAAATAGTTTCTTGCTAGCATTGCAGCAGCTTTATAAGAGTATCCCTTACGACGTGCTTTTAACACAGTCATATGTTTGTTTTCTTTTCTGCATCTGTCTACTGCTGTAAAGTATTTCCAGTCACCATCGTAAAATGCAGGAAAACTTCTATCACGTCTAGCTATTTCTGTGCCATCTGGTAAAACCTCTTTTACAGATCTGTCAATAGGACAATAATTTAAGTAGAAGTAATGATTACCTGTAACTGTATCTCCATCTACAGTGTAGCCATACAAACATTTTTGCATCTCACTGTCCCAATAATCATAATACGCCTGTGTTCCTGGGAGCGCAGACGTATAATAACCATTGTCTATGTAACACATAGCCGCTTTCTGAAATTTTTTACTGTTTTTGAACATTCTTAAACTTTGTCAACTCTTTACATTTTGCATCATCATCTATGTTAGAAAAATGTTCTATAAGATCGTCAATAACTAAATCTGTTTTAGAAAAATCAAAAGGTAGCGAAAAGTATTCTTTATCACTTTCCCTTAAATCGTTGTATAAATTGTCTAGTGTTTTTTGTTTTGTAACTACTAGATAGGCATTATGCATTGTGGTGTTTAACTCTTCTAAATCATCTATAAATTTCACTACTGACTGTATTTATTGACTACAACCCCACCTCTGTTTGGAGATTTAGATTGCTCATCTTTCTTAACTTGTTCTTCTAACTTTGATAATCCTGCAACTACATCTGCCATCTTAGATAAATTAGCAACTAGATCTTTTGCCTGGTATATAGGACGGCCATTATCATCAATTGCAGTTAAATCTACTATCTCAAAATAATTTTTTAATTTATTTACTGCAGATCTTGCTGCTTTTAGCAACTTTACTGCTGATGTTTCTTTTAATTCTGAATATTTATCGCATGCAGCCTTAACATACTTGTCAGGCTCCCAGTTTATATTAAATATACTAGATGCAACTTCTGCGTGTCTAGTATCATTGTCATATACAGAAAATGGAGAGTTGTGATCGCACATGTGATAGACATAAGATAATTCTTTAGCAGCACTTTTTCTACTGCCTATCTTTGCAAACTCTTTTATAGTAAGAGTGTACGCAGATGGTATTACTTTATTATCACTTATTGTTAACAGATCCATTTTGTATATGTTTTATCCTACCTTTTTTTGCAGAAAACTTACCAAAGTATGGCAGTCTTACTGCTTCAAACTCTCCTTTTTTTATTACCTGTGCTGTAAACTTAAACTGAAATTCAACTATTTCCTTCACTTTGCTTATCGGCATCTGGTGCTTCGTTGCCAGTTTTAACAGGACGCTTTCTTTTTTCATCATAGTCTTTAACTAATATTTCTTCAGGCCATCTACTTGGTATATCCGGACATGTTGTAGTTTGCCACTTTGCTTTGTGTTCTACTAAACATCCACATTTACCACATCTCATTTTATCTTTTATTAAATGTGGACAGCTTTCACAAGCTGCTAATCTTCTAATATAATTACCTTGCGTAACATTAGGCGCTCCCTGCGCGATATACTTAGAAAGTTCTGCTCCAAAGTTTTTAGCCATTTGAAAAAAGCTAGGTAGTTCTTGTTTTTTATCTTTTTCACTCATATTTTTTAAAATCTGTATGGGCTATTTCTATAACTTCCCCATTTTCATCTTGTACTATTAACACATATTGCGCTTGCAATAAAAACTCTGTAACAACATATCCGGAAGTAAGTAAATCAATATTATCTCCATGATATAGATATTTGAACATCTCCATTCTTTGGGTTTAAAAATTTATTTAACGTATAGGAATTGTTCACTTTAACTATTGCGTTTTTATCTTTTAGCTTCTTAATATAATTGTTAAGAGTATTCTTATCTTTAATATTTAAAGCAGTTGCTACACATTTCTTGTCGTCTAATGTACACAAATTTTTTAAATTATTAGAACATTCTACAAAAGCATGTAAAATTTCTAACTCTTTAGTAGTTAGCTTAAAAACACCATTCCAAAATTGGAAATACTTATAGATCGAGTCTATCGGGATTGCTATCTTCTTCATTTTCTACTGTTACTATTATAAAATATTCATAATTACCTATTTGTACTTCTACATCCCAAGTAGCATTTGCATTTTCTGCTGACCAGTGCGTTAATTTGTCATCAAACTCATGTAACATTTCTACCATAGATGCTAAATCTTCTGTTGTAAACTTAGTTCTTATCATTCTTTAGCTCTATTCTAGCTCTATTGCCATCCATTATAATTTTACTTGTAGTAGATTGATTGTTAAACTCTTTAATAAAAGGCTCAACATCTGCACGCTTACAAATAAAAGTTAAAAATACTTGGAGTTCTTTAGCTGCAATTTTGTTGTTGCCAATAAGTTTAGTGGCTTTATCTTCTGCAGCTTTTAGAGATTCATAATCTTCTAAACTTATTGTAACTGTACCTTTCATTACATAACACCTAGAATCTGGTGTTCCATAACCATTACATATTCTGTCTTATCAATCTCTACCATAACACCTTCCCCTCTAGGGTCAATCATTATAGTGTCTCCTTCTTTAGCAAACATACAATTAGGGCCTACCGCTAATACTTCTAAAATGTTAGTCTTTAAAGTGTTTACAGTAGCGTCGTCTAAAATAATACCTGACTCTGTTTTTCTTTTGGCTGGATTAGGAAGTAATACCCAAGCTCCGTTTGGTTTAAAATTCATCTTTTCAATTTTTGATTTTCACAAAGATATAAAAGATTTTATTACAAGTCCAAATAGAATTAAAAATTTATTTTAACAGTAATTACTCCAAGAGTTCCGCCAACAATATCCGCAGCAAGATCATTTACTTCAGGGTTTCCATGATTTATATCCCAGATTTCTTTACCTAAACCAGATAATAGTACAACTGATAGGCCAATAATAGTAGCAGTTTTTTTATCCTTAGTATAGTAATACACAATAGAAGTAGTAGTAGCACCAATAGCATAACTGCCTCCAAGATGTAGTAGTTTATCTTGAGGCAATAATTGCTGCGCCTCCGCTCTATAAGGTAAAAGCAGTAATAGTATTAAAAAGATTTTGTACATACACCAAGTTAAATTACTTGGCTTTTGGATACAGGTTCCCCCTTGGTTTTTGATCTTTTCGATTGGAACTTTACGCTTAGCAGTGCTTCTCATGTGAGACCAAAGGATAATAAAACTGGTGTTAATTCACCGCACCTACCTGTGTGCATTCTATCCTAACTAACGCTATATCCTTTCTTTTAGAAGCTATCGGAGAAAACTCTATTCCTTATTTAGGAACTACAATCCAACGTCTGACCCTATACTGCCCTCTCGGTCCTCTAGGGTGATACACTTTCGTGTGCCTCTGTTGCAAAGGTAAAAATAAAATTTTGGGAAAAAAATTTTTGTCGGGAAATCTTTGAGAGCGTAGACAAACTATTACAAAGACACCCACTATGTTAC